CCGGCGGCCCCCGGGAAGCGCAAGCGCAGGAAGCGCCTGACACCACCCAAGTTCAGGAGCTTCACATGCGGACTTTGATTGGCGTGAACGACCCGCAGGCGGTCAAGCGCTGGGCAGCGGCCACGGCCGTCGCCATCAACAAAAATAGTTATTTCGGCAAGCGGATGATCGGCATGGGCCGTGACTCGCGCATGCCCATCCAGCAGATCGATGACCTGCAGGAAGGTGCCGGCGACGAAGTCACCCTCGACCTGCTGATGCCCAGCAACGCCGAGCCCATCGTCAAGGACCAGACGCTGGACGGCAAGGAAGCGCCGCTGAAGTATTACGTCGACCGCATGCGCATCGACCAGATGCGCACCGGCGTGGATCTCGGCTCGCGCATGACGAAGAAGCGCACGCTGCGCAACATCCGCCAGGACGCCAAGCGCGTCGCCACCGACTGGTGGAAGCGCGCGATGGACGAGCTGTATTTCATCTACCTCTCGGGCTCGCGCGGCGTCCAGGGCGGCTACGTCTGGAGCGCGGACAACGAGATGTTCACGGTGAACGCGCTCACCGCGCCCGACACCGCGCACCAGATGTTCGGCGGCACCGCCACCTCGAAGGCCTCGCTGACGAGTGGCGACGTGATGAGCCTGCGCCTGATCGACCGCGCGAAGGCCAAGTGCGAAACGATGGGCGGCGACGGCTCCGACGAGCTGAGCATGCTGCCGATCGACGTGGAAGGCGCCGACCACTACGTGTGCCTGATGCACACGTTCCAAGAGGACGCCATCCGCAGCAACACCAGCACGGCGCAGTGGGTGGACATCCAGAAGGCCGCGGCAGGCGCCGAAGGGCGCAACAACCCGATCTTCAAGGGCGGGTTGGGCATGTACAACAACGTGGTGCTGCACTCGCACCGCAACGTCATCCAGTTCAACGACTACGGTGCCGGCAGCAACGTCGCCGCCGGCCGCGCCCTGTTCCTGGGTGCGCAGGCCGCCTTCGTGGCCTACGGTGACAACGAGTCCGGCACCCGCCTGAAGTGGACCGAGGTGCAGCGCGACCACGAGAACAGCATCGCCATCGGCGTCGCTGCCATCCTGGGCGTGAAGAAGGCCACCTACAAGTCGAAGGACGGCAGCGTGCAGCGCGACTTCGGCGTGGTGGCGCTGGACACGGCCATCGTCAATCCGAACTGATGGCCCGGCCCGGCTTCGGCCGGGCCCCACATCAACCACCTTCACCCTGGAGCACTCCATGACGAACTTCCGCAGCGACTACGCCACCGGCAAGCGCAACACCCCCCAACCGGACACCGGCGAAATCCGCCGCGTCCCCGTCGAGTTCACGCTGCCCACCGCAGCGCTTGTCCTGAACGACACCATCGAACTGACCACGCTGCAGCCCGGCGTGCAACTCGTGGACTACGACATCATTTCGGGCCAACTGGACAGCAACGGCACCGCCACGCTCGACTTCAGCATCGGCGCCCTCAACGCCGCGAAGACCGACCTGGCGGCCGTCTACGGCTCGGGCCTGGAAGCCGGCCAGGGCGCGAACGGCGCCATCGTGCGCGCCACCGACGCGCGGGCCTACCTCGCCGACGCCAGCGGCGAGCGCGCCATCGCCCTCAAGGTGACGACGGTGGCCGCGACCTGGGCCGGCGGCGGCAAGAAGCTGCTGGTGAATCTGCACCTCAAGGCGTAACCCGCGCCCGGTGTCTCGTGGGGCGTCCCGTGTGGTGCGGGGCGCCTTTTTCTTACTCGCTTTTCACCCCCGAAAGGAGCGCACGATGCGCATTCACGCCTACCGCCGCAAGGAACCTATCACCGTTGACCTGACCCCCATCGGGCAGGCCACGAAGGAGTTGATCCGCTTCAAGCAGATCGGCGAAAACCCGCCGGTCATCGTGGCCGACGTGGACAACGAGCGCCACATCAAGGCCCTGCTGCGCGTGCCCGAGGCATACCGCGAGTACAACCCGGACAACCTCGATGCGCCCTCCGTCTTCGACCCGGCCGCCGCCGGCCGACTCGCCGAGCAGGCCCGCCGCCAGGAGGAACTGCGGCAGGCCGAGGAACGCCGCCTGCAAGCCGAAGCCGAGGCCCGTGCGCGCACGCAGGCGCAGGCCAGCGGCACGCTCATCGGCTCCAGCATCCAGCCCTCCACCATCGACCTGACTGGCTCCAAGAACGTGCCGCTGGGCGAGGTGGTCGAGGCCGCGCACCGCGCCTCCGGCCTGAGCATGGAGGAGTGGAACGAGCTGCAAGGTGAGGAGCGCGAGGCCAAGATCGTGCAGCAGATCGAGGTGATGACCCGCGAAGCCGAGCAGGCCGAGGAAGACGAGCGCGAGGCCCTGGCCGAGCAGATGCGCAAGGAAGCCGCCGACAAGGCCGCGGCCGAGAAGGCGCAAGCCGAAGCCGCCGCCGCCGCGAAGTTCACCCTGATCGGCCCGGACAAGTCCGTTATCGACCTGAAGAAGATGGATGACGCCGCCCTGCGCGACTTCGCCAAGAAGTACGAAGTCGAGGTGCCCCCGAAGACCAAGGGCGACGCCCTGCGTCAGTTCCTCGTGGACACCCTCGTGGTGGAAACCGACGAGCAGAAGGCCGCCCAGGACCTGAACGAGCAGAAGGCACGCGACGCTGCCGGCGACAAGGCCTGATCCATGCAGGCCGGCACCATCCTGGCCGCTGCCCGGCGGCTCCTGAAAGACCCGGCAGGCGTTCGGTGGGCCAACGCCGACCTGCTGGCGTGGCTGAGCGCCGGGCAGCGCCAGGTGGTGAACGTCCGGCCCGACGCCAGCGCCAAGCGCGACACCGTGACGCTGGTGGAGGGCATCGAGCAGGAGATCCCCGCCGACGGGTTCAAGCTGCTGAGCGTGCTCGACAACATCAACGACGACGGCACGCGCGGGCGCCCCATCACGCTCACGAACCGCGACGAGTTGAACATGACGCGGCCCGGCTGGAACGCCGAGACGCCGGCCCTGACCATCCGGCATTACCTCTACGACCCCGACGTGCCGCGCACCTATGAGGTGTGGCCGCCGGCCGAGGAGAACGTCACGGTGCGCATCGCCTACGCCGTGATGCCGCCTCCGCTCACCCAACTGACCGACGAGCTGGTGGTGCCCGACACCTACGAGGGCGCGCTGGTGGACTACGTCTGCATGCGCGCCAACATGGAGGACACCGACGATCCGAAGGCGCCGCAGCGCGCGACGGACCACCTCACCCTGTTCACCCAGGCCATCGGCGCGAAGACGCAAGCCGACGAGGCCGCCAAGCCGAAGCGGAAGTGACATGAAGACCTTCGAGCAGTTCATGCCCTTCGTGCTGCCCTTCGCGCCCGGGTGCTCGGAGACGGCGGCCGAGAACGCCCTGCTGCTGGCCCTGCGTCAGTTCTGCGAGCGCACGCGCGCGTGGCGCGCCAACCTCGACCCGATGACGCTGGTGCCCGGTATCGACGAGTACGAACTGGAGCTTCCCGAGCGCTCCGAACTGGTGCGCATCGAAAGCGCCAAGCTCAACGGCACCGACATCAGCGTGGCGATGCCCGACAACCCGCCGAGCCGGTATCGCACCTTCATCGAGTGCGTCGACGGCAAGTTGATGACCGTCAACCCCGTGCCCCAGGCCACGACGCCGCTGGTGCTGCGCGTGTCGCTGAAGCCGGCGCTCAACGCCGTGGGCTCCGAGGACTTCATCTACGACCGGCACGCCGAGGTGCTGGCGAAGGGCGCCCTCGCCATCCTGAAGGCCCAGCCGATGCGCTCCTACTCGGACAAGGACGGCGCCCTCTCGAAGGAGGCCGAGTTCCGCGACGACTGCGCGGACATCCGCAACACCGTATGGCGCGGCAACGCGAACAACACGGCGCGCTCGCGCCCCACGTGGTTCTGAGGAGGGAATCATGGCGAAACATCGACTCGTCCAGTACGACACCCGCCCGCAAATCGAACTGTCCCTCACCGACGAGGTGACGAACGAGCCCATCGACCTGAGCGACCCCCTGACCGCCATCCGCTGCTACTTCAAGCCGAAGGCCGGCGGCGCGATCAAGGAGACGCTGCTGCTGGCGAAGCTGCCGGGCAAGGTGACGGCCATCGACCCCGCCACCGGCGCGCAGCGCATCACCTACG